CCGCGCACGCCGCGGCGCTACTACGTGTTCCCGCCCAACGACGGCTCCGGCCGCCTTCGCGTGACCTACGGCGCCGTTCCGGACGCGCTGACCGGGTCGAGCGGCGAGGACATCCCGGTGCCCGATAGCTACCAGAACGCGCTGACCAACTTCGTGCTGGCCAAGGCGTACGCCAAGAACAGCAAGAAGCAGGATCTGAGCAAGACCAGCGCGTACACGAACGAGTGGCGCTTGGCGCTGGGCCTGAAGTCGCAGGCCCAGGTGGCGCTGGCGCCCAAGGTCGCGCAATCGCCGGGGGTGTCATGACCACGTTCGTCAACGTCTTCGACCAGCTGGCGACCGTCGCGGTCAACGTGCGCAAGGCCCCCAGCACGACGCTGCGGCGCATGTACGTCAAGGCGTTCCGCGACTGGTGCGCCGAGACGCAATGGCTGCGGCAGACCGTCACCGGTGCCACGATCGACGGCACGCAGACCTACAGCCTCGGCAGCGACCCGTACCTCGAGATCGTCAACATCCGCGCGATGTCCGGTGTGCCGACGGTGCCGGGCTCGCCGAGCACGTTCCCGATCGTGCCGGGCGACTCGAGCGGGTGGGACCCGAACAACCAGCCGATGCAGCCGCGGCAGTACGCCTACTTGCCCGAGGCGCAGTTCGCGCTGTGGCCGATCCCGGACGCGGTCTACAACCTGACCGTCAGCGTGATCCTGCAGCCCAAGGACGGCGTCGCGCAGGTGCCCGCCGAGCCGCTGGTGAAGTTCAGCAGCGGCATCGAGGCCGGCGCACTCATGCACCTTTTGCGCATCCCCGGCCAGCCGTGGAGCGATCCGAACATGGCCGAGAAGTACGAGAAGATCTGGAACGCGTGCGTGAGCAACGGCAAGGCCGACGTGCAACGCGCCTACAACACCGGGTCGATGCGTGCGCGGCCGCGCGCTTTCGTCGTGGGGAGATGACATGAGCTTCAGCATCACGCCAGCCTCCGGCTTCCCACCGCAAGCCTCGGACGAGTTCCCGAACTACATCCAGTTCCAGAACCAAGGTGCCGACCTTGGTCTGCCGAACGTGGACACGGTCAACTTTGGCCGCAACCTCACCGCGACGCGGGGCACCGGCGAGAACGCCAACGTGGTCACGGTCGTGGCCGAGACCTTCGTGTGGGCCGAGGCCGCCAACGACTACCTGCTGAGCAGCGACGATCTCGGCAACGGCGTCAAGACCACGCACAACTCAGGCCCGGTGATCGTCACCGTGCCTGGCGATACCGAGCTCGGCATCGACGGTGAAGACGTGTCGGTGCTGATCATGCAGGCCGGCGCCGGCTCGGTCAGCGTCGTGGGGCAGAGCGGTGTCACGGTGAACGTGCGCAGCGCGCTGCTTCCCGAAACGGCAGGGCAATACGCCGTGCTGTCGCTGATCCACACCGGAGCCGACGAGTGGGTGCTGTGCGGTGATCTGGGAGCGCCGTAATGCGCACCACGCACGCGGGGGCGTTGATGCCTCACATCCCGGCGCCGGACCCGGACTTCGCTAACGTCGTCCTGCTGCTGCACTACGACAACGACGACGAGCAGGCCTACCCCGATTTCAGTTCGTACCACCGGGAAACGACGCAGACCGGGCTGATTGCCACCGACACGACCGACCCTAAGTTCGGCGCCGGCTCAGGCATCTACGACGGCACGAACTACCTGCAGTGTGCCAGCAGCATCGACTTCGGGTTCGGCGGCGACTGGACGATCGAATGCTTTGCCAAGCGCACGGGGCAGTCGAGTGCCGTCGACCCCAATGTCATCTTTGCCAACATCAGCAGCGGCGGGGGTACACAGCTGCGCTACCTGTGCTTCAACCCGATCACTGGCAAGTTCTCCTACTGCGGCCCTGGCGGCCTGCTGACGGACTTTGTCGCCGACGCGGACCCCGACGTCTGGACGCACTTGGCGATCTGCCGCGCCAGCACGACGGTGTATGCCTTCCAGGACGGCGTGTTGCAGTTCACCGCAGGCGGGGACAACAGCCCGGAGGCGGCGCACGCGATCACGGTGGGCGGCGCGCTGGTGGCCGACTGGGGCACGAACCACGGGTTCGTCGGCGTGCTCGACGAGTTCCGCATCACCAAGGGCATCGCGCGCTACACGACCGACTTCACGCCGCCCACTGCACCGTTCCCCAACGAGTGACCCATGCGCCGAGCCATTGAATCGTTCCGTGGAGAAGCGCCCCGAGTCACACCGCGGGCGCTGCCGGACAACGCTGCGCAGGCCGCCGTCAACGCGCAGCTATTCACGGGCGATCTGAAGGCTTGGCGGCAGTTCGCGACCACCAAAGGGTTGGCCAACGGGGGTTCAGGCCCTGTGCGCACGATCTACCTGCTCAACGACCAGTGGCTGTCGTGGGAAGCCGAGGTGGACGTGGCGCGCGGGATCATCCCCGGTGACACGACGTACCGCACCTACCTGACGGCGCCTGACCTGTACGGCGAGCCGCGCTTCACCAACTACGCGCTGGCAACCACCGGCGCAGAACCGTTTCCTGTGGCCACGCGGCCTTTGGGGGTGCCTGCACCGACGTCACCTCCGTCGTTGACGGTGGGCGTGGACGACACCGCGACAACGTACTCGATCAACACCGTCGACACCAACGACGTGTTGGCGACGGCGTGGTCTGTGAACCCTCCGCTGATCAGCACGCGGTACGCCACCGTCACCCAAGACAGCGGGTCGTACCGGGCAACCTACGACGAGAACCGCGATCCGGGGCAAGAAGCCTACGCCTACCGAGACTTCGGTGTGGCGGGGTCGACGGTGCTGCGAGGCAGCGTGGACTTCGTGCTGGGCGGCGACGCCGGCTATCAGCAAGCGAGCATGACGGTGGCAGCCACTTCGCTTGGCGCTGGCGTGCGCGTGAAGTACGACAGTGGCAGCTTGACGGTGATGAAGGCTGTGCAGTGGGGTGCGCAGTTCTACGGCAGCACGCTGTCTTCCGTGGCCGTTGGCGCGTTGACGCAAGGCGTCACGTACACCCTGGTCGCTTCAGTGACGGTGAATGCCGACGGTACCAAGACTGTCGTGGCGGAACTGTACGCCGGCAGCGGTCAACTCGGCACGCTCACCGTCACGAACACCTTCGACGACGGCGACAACTGCGGCTTTGCCAACGGCGCCAGCGCCGACGCAGGCTCGCAGTTCCGCACGAACTACTCCAACTTCACTGTCCAAGCCAGCGGCTCGACGGGCTACGTGCCTGCCAACCTGGCGACGAACTACGTCTACACCTTCGTCAACGATCTCGGCGAAGAGAGCGCGCCTAGCGAGGCCAGCGCCACCATCCTGCGGCCGGACGGGATCAGCGTCACGGTGACGACGCCGACGGTTGTGCCGTCGGGCGTCTCGTCGGACTACGCCATCACGACCAAGCGCATCTACCGCGCGGCCACCGGCAACGTGGGCACTGAGTTCCTG